ATGCCGCTGTTCGATGGCTTAGCATACCTGGAGGCGGGCAACCCCCAGGTCAATCAGTACCTGGCCAACCTCAGCCTCACCGACGTACCCGATGCCGGGATCGTCTACGAACTCGCCGTCGACTGGCTGCTGGAGCAGCGCAACAACGAGAACAACTACAAGACCTATCGCAGTGAGCTGACCACGTTCTTGCACTGGTGCTTTGGCGAGATGCGCATCAGCCCAAAGGATCTGACCCGGCGCATCATGATGCGCTACCTCGATTATTGCCAGTCACCGCCAGCGGCCCTGATTGCCTATCGCAATGTGGCGCAGTTCGTGCTCGACAAGGAGTGGGGAGAGCGTCTGCCCAATCCCCAGTGGCGACCCTTTCTTGGCAAACGGGAGCTGGGCCGCGAACTGCCGTACCGACTCAGTGAGCAAGCCATGAAGACCAAGCTCGCCATTCTGTCGGCCTTTTTCCAGTTTTTGATCCAGGAAGAGTACATGGACCGCAACCCAGCGCTTCTGCTGCAACGGGTGAAGCGCACCGTACAGCAGGAGCCGGATGATCAGGGCCAGGCCTTCAGCGAGCTGCAGTGGTCCTATGTGATGCAGGCGGCCGATCGGCTGGCCACCGAGTCACCGGAGCAGCATGAGCGCAGCCGCTTTCTGATCAGCCTGATGTATGCCTGCTACCTGCGCATCTCCGAGGTGGCGGCAAGGCCGGGTTTTACCCCCGTCATGGGGCAGTTTCGCCGCGACGGGAAAACCGGCGTCTGGGGCTATTACATTCCCCGCAGCAAGGGTGGCAAGCGCCGCACCGTGGCGGTCTCCCATGCCTTGCTGGAGGCCCTCAAACGCTACCGGACGTTTCTCGGTCTCTCGCCACTGCCGGTACCCGATGAACAGACGCCACTGTTTGTGCGCCACAAGGCCGCAGCCCACGGCCGTGAACAAGGTGAGCTCAATGCCAACCTCGGCATCCGTCAGCTGCGCGAGCTGGTGATGGCCGTCATTCAGGCGGCCGCTACGCTGGCAGAACAGGATGGCTTTGCCCAGGATGGCGCCGAGATGCGCAACCTGACACCGCACTCCATTCGTCATACTGGTATCACTCACGACATCAATCTCAACGGCCGGCCCTTGTCCCATGTGCAAGCCGATGCCGGCCACGACAGCATCGATACCACCTCCAAATACCTGCACACCGACAACAGCGAACGTCACGAGAGTGCCAATCACAAGCCACTGGATCGGCTACATGATTAAGTTCAAAAGTGAGAGATAACAGAAAGAAAAAGATTCGTTCATGGCAAACCAATCCAGTGCAGTTGAACCAATCCAGGACACTAAATTGCTCCATATTCACAACCGCGCATAATGCGACGTTTTGTTAAATGCCCATCCGGAACCCGCCGATAAGCCAATCCACGCAATTTTGCTGGTTTATCAGGTATTTACTTGGATGGAACGAGAGTTGACCAAAAACTTCATTTTTCGATGGTTTGAGTGCGGTTTATCAATTGAAGAAACGGCCAATCTTTGTTTTGTTTCTGTGAGACAGGTCACATATTGGGATAAAGGCAAAGAGATCCCACCTGTCTATAAACGGCTAATGCGCATGGCTTCAGGGAGAGAACTGCCGACAATTTGGAAAGACTGGGAAGGTTGGCGAATGATGAATGATTGCCTTGTATCACCAACAGGTGTGAGATTCGACAGACGCAGGATAGAGGCGATTGCCATCATCCAGGTGGAGCGATCCGAACGGCAAATGGCTGCTTTCTATTGGAGAAAGAAACTTGGCTTAATGTGAGCTTGGGGGCTACGGCCCCCATTTATTTATCATCCGCCGAAGCGCAATAAGCAATGTAATTCGTTGCTGCGTGACAGTGACGACATCGAATGAACCAAGACCCGCCCGATGCTCCATAAGCCTCCAAAAGATCTTCACCCTCTAACACCTTCGAACACTGATGCGCACCATCCACATCTTCATAACCAGAACACTTAACGGATAGAAAGGGTTTAAGAATCAATTTCTGCTCTACAGATAGACTATCAAAGCCAAACCGAATTGCACGATGAGCCAAGGCAACAACCATCGGGCTATCATTATTGAGAAGGTCAAAACTAAACAAATGACATAGTATTTTTAAGGTTGTACCCATAGGAGTCCCGTTTGTTATCAATGGCTTTACCACAACCAGAAACTATACTGTCAACTGTGTCAATTATAATCAACAATTATCATTAAGATGGGTTGATAGAAAAAACATATGTCGGCGCGTAGCGCCGCAAAAGCTGGAGGCTGCACCCCCCGCGCTTTAGTAAGAACGCCCCTGCACTAAACACTCGCCCGAGTAAGCCTTAGCCGAGTGGTTGCCCGTATGGCCCTACCATCGAGTGGTCAAGGGCAGAACGGGAAGGGGCGGGGGTAGACGGTAGGGGTAGAGGGAAGGGGTAGTATTCCCCCCGTATTACTACACGGGGGGCAAACCGACTGGTGCTGTGAGTGCAGCTTGTCTTCGACAGGAGGCATAGAAAGGCGCTGGACGTGCCCCATAGCCTTCGGCTGGGCACTCTAGCGGGGCAGTAAAGACGGTTTAGCAGGGAAGGGGGAGGCACAGCCTCACAGGAGCATTCCAAAGAAGTTTCGGCGAGCCTACCACCTTCCCGACAATGGGCCTCAGTGTGTCGCCTTATAGGGGCTCACGCCCCTGGGGTTCAGTGGCCGACCTGGAGAAAGGCGGCCACCGGCAGGAGAGGGGAGTTATGACCGGTCATCAGTATTTGCTGGCTTGTTACTGCCACCCGCAAAGAGGGTGGCATTGTATTTCCGGCGCAGAGCGTCCCCCTCGGGGTCACAGTACACGTCCACAGGCTGCCCCTGGTACTTTACTACCGCATGGCATGCACTCATGGGATCCACCCTGGCGAGCTCATCCGGCCAATCGTCCCTGTCGAGCGGCTGCACGTCATCGCCCTTGCGAAGCGAGAAGCAATACTCGACCCGATACTCGCCCAGGTGATCCTTTATCAGGACGTGACAGCTGATAATGAGCTGATGGCCGGCAAACGGCCCTACAGCAAGGACGCCAGCAGCAGACGCAGCAGGAGCGCCACCAGGACGTACATCAGCAACGGGCGAAGCACCCACCGCCCCAGCAGCCGGAACAGCGGCAGAAGCGGTTTCATCGGCCTTAGCAGGAGCATCAATATATTCAGGCTTGATGAAGCCAAAGAATACGCAGAGTCCCCAAATCGCCAGAATAAACAGAATTTTAGGGTCTCGAAATATCGAGCTGCCCGCGATTGTATCCGAGACCTTACCGGTTGTAGTCGAGTCATAAAGCTTGAAAACATACTTGGGCACCTTATTAAATGGCTTGGCTTGCAGTACGTCATTCATGGACGTACCGGAGTTATCAGAGAGGTGGAGCACCGTCTTATATCGACCACCAATCCCCAATATCGCCATATTGGTATGACGAATGGCCGTTTCGGCAGCAGCCCGGATTACCTGGTGCACCTTTTTGATGTTCGGAGTCGTAAATACAAAGTCCCAGTTATGATGACGGTGCATATCAAAGGCAACATCAATTGTCTCTGGCCGGCCATCGGCCTTGGCCACATCCGGCCCACCAGGATAATCGAGCCGGTCTAAATCACTCTGCCGCCAGGAAGGCGGAAATATTCTTTGCACTTCATCGACCAGGAAGAAAACTCCTTTAGGTGCCCAGTGATAAAAGCGGGCGAGGTGATCACGTCCTTCCTGGGATTCTGTCTCGATATAGGTGACCTGGAACTCGTCAGGCACTTCCTTTCCCAATACCTCTTTGCACCGCTCCGCGGTAAAGCCGCGCACGTTGGTAACGATATGACGGCCCGCCTTGATGGCCGGTATCACATCGGTATGAATCGCTCCTGACGATTTATAGGAACCTGGGGCGCCGTGGTGGATCTTGATAGACATGGCTTACCACCCCAACATGTTCAGTAAAAAGCGGGTCACAAAGGCTTGCGTCAATATCGACAGCCCTTTATCAACGTGCAAATAGAGCAAGATCCCCCTCATTTGAGAGGGCAGGTTATTAAAAGAGGCGGAGATCAGGTCGCTGAATTGCAGGTTAATCAGTATCTGCTTGGCAACGTCCCAGGAAAAAGTGAGCAGGAATATTTTGAATTCGACCCACTGAATAGCCAATTTAACCGTTATCCAGGCTGCAAACTGCACCGCCAGTTGATATATATCGTTGAAAAATCCGTTAAAGAAATCACTCATCCATTCCATATATCACCTCTTAGCCACAATCATCAGCGCCAGAAAATAGAAGATGAACATCATGATAGCCGCTATCATTTCCCAATATCCTTCCACCTCGGGACAGACGGAATAAGAGCGGCCAAACATCGAGAACATATCAAAACACTTGGGCACCGCCGCCGACCCGCTCAGGCTATACCGGAACATATCGACCATATCTTCTTTAATACCGTTATGGGTATTCTTGAGTTGTTCCTTATGTTCCTGGAACTGCTTATTAATGGTTTCCAGGTCAAAGAAACAGTGCGCACCACCTTTACAGAGCTGGGATGTATATTCAGACCCTGTTACATGCAGCGGATTTTCTGCAGAGCCAGGCATTTGTGAGTAATCAATGCCTGGGCCATTATTGCCATTACCATTGCTGCCATTACCTGTGCCGCCGGTGCCATCACCACCATTTGTACCGCCATTTTGCAGGGCCTCAGCAATGGCCTTAATATTGCGGTTCATTTCAATGCTATTATTTCGCATATCTTGCATGGTGTAGGAATAAAGGTTGTGCATGTCGCTGGCGGATTCATGCACTCGGCCTTTCATCGACTCGATATCATACTGCATTGTCCGCATAAGCCCATACATGGTGTTACCACCATAATTCTGAGCAAAATCAGGCCCAAAGAAATTATCCCGCAACTCTTTCAAAACACGATACTCACCCGTACTTTGACCAAAGCCGTCTTGCGGATTAATCATGGCATTCTTTAATCCAAGGAACTCGTCATAGAACTTATGACCTAACGCCGTCTGTTCCCGAATACTGTTCTCCATGCCAACCTGACCATTATTAGTGGCCTTCATATAACGAAGAACATCTACCATTTTGCCATCAATATTTTGAGCTGATCGACTCGCACCCGCAGAGCTCGACATCAAGCTAGTAAAACCCGTTATCAAGGTATTATTCACCTGACGCAAGGCGTCCGTGGTCATTTCCTGCTTATCACCACCGACACGAATCCCGTTGGGCGGCAGATTGGGAATTACATCGCCATTATTGCCGTTATTGCCATTGCTACCGTTACCATCGCCATCCGAGCCGCCATCCCCATCGGATCCACCGCCCACCGAGCACTCCTGGCCGGTACTCTCAATCGGCCCCATGGTGCCGGCATCTGGGAACTGCAGGCAGATACCTGGACACCCGACAAAGCAGCCTCCCTGGGAGGAACTTTCCCATTTCACGCAGAACGGCAGCACAGTAGAAATCGGCACGTTAGACAGGCGGAGCCCGACAGGACAACCCGCCGAAGCCCCCAGCGGAAACAGCAATAAAAGCCAAGCAATGCGCACAGTACCCCCAATAAAAAAGGCGACCGGAGCCGCCTTTGTGTCATATCGAAAACGATGACCTGTAGCCTTCAACAAAGAACAGGAACCACAGCGTTCCGATGAGCAAAGACATGCTTAGGCTTTGCGCATCAGGCTGATCAGGATGCCCACGCCCACACAGGTGGCCACGACCAGCATGACCTTGGGAGAGGTTGCGGTCACGTCCGACTGCGTGGCGTCCAGGGCCTTGGCAGCGGCATCAGCAGCGGCTGTACCTTCGGCAAAGGCCGCACCGGTAGACAGGGAGCACACAGCAGCGATACAGCCATTACGGAAATAGTTTTTCATACTCGTTTATCCTCTTTTTGCACTTACGATGACACGGGCAATTGCGCCCAGTTTGAGGCCAGTGATCCAGATTAATAATCCGAAGCCAAAGGCCATCGACACAGTGGATACATCAAATTCAAACCAGCTCGATATATCCGTTAATTTGGCGTGCTCCTGGACAGTCAAGATCACGTAATTACACGAATCCCCCTCAGCTAAGCGGGCATATCCTTCAGAGGTAATATCTAGACAAAGCATTATCGCGCCCTCGTCGTCGCTCGCTGCGCGCTCTCGCTCCTCCTCCTCGCGGCGCGGTGGTTATACCGGCTGCTTTTTGGTGGGTTGGAAGCCAACAACCACGTTGCGGGTCGGATTCTGGGGATCCGCTTCCAGGACAAGATCCACAGCCACCAATTTCGGGCAGTCGGCCAGCTCTTTAATAGTGGCCGCATCGTTACGCAGGGCTAATTGGCGCACTTCATAGCCCCAGGAGGTGATATTGCACTCGGGCTTGTTCACGTTATTAGCCACTGCTAGGTATTCCACCTGGGCAAAGTCATAGGGAACCGGCGAGCCAGATTTACGGGAGACGCCATAGCCGTGAGTAACGCGGGTAACCAAAATACCAGTCAGCAGAGACATATTATTTATCCTTTGAAGAACCATTGTTAGGTCGAAAATAATGGCAGTTCGTCCAGGTCAGGAGGAACTGGCATTCTTAACCGCGCAGGAATATCGGTTTCTTCCAAGTGCGCTGTTAATTGGTTAACAATCTTCTCAGGGGATAGCCCCTCGATGTTTGCTAACCAATTGACAAGGCGACCGGCCATTCTGGACATATTAAATACGGCGTTGTCCCTGGACGTTTTGAATTTATTTTTAAAGGTGGTCACACGTACCGGTGTTATTTCTTCCTGGCAAACCGCATCCAGCCATTTGGCAAATTGCGGATACATCCCCGCAAAATAAGGGTCAGGGTTTACCAGGACATCCAGCGGAATGACTCTATCCTTATTGTGTAATTCGCCTTCGGCGCGTACCCAGTTTGGGAACTCGGCCGATTGCATCTGTTTGCCTTTCTCATATATCCGCGCACATTTGCCGTTGATACGGCTGCCCACGTAGAAAGAGCAACCCTTGCTCGGCACCATGCCGAAACGCTTGGCGATGCCCTTGGCCACCTCGGTGATCACGAACTCGCCCGATTCAATCTTCATCCAGGAAGGCGCACGGCCACGCTGCGGGTGAAACTCGCCGGCTTCGGCGCCGGCTATCGCGCCCTGGTAAGTGATGTGTTTGCCGCTGTAGTCATCCAGGGCAAGGTCGACCCGAGTGATGCGCAGACCTGGCACGTGAGAGATAACGGAGTGCAAAGCCTGGAAATCGAGGGCCGCACAACCCACACCGGAAAAACTCACCATACAGCCATGGTTAGCCGCACCCCAACCAATCAGCCCGCAGGGCATCCCGTCACACAGCAGGTCAGCCGAGTTGGCGTAACCGTGCAGACCGGAGCGGCGAGGGCGCATGGTAAAGCGCGGCTCGGGGATAGGGACACCGATGCGGGTATTGAGTTCTTCCAGCCACAGCTCGATCTCGTTGCAGCAGAGGGCATCCAGGAACTGGACGCCGTAGCAGTCGATAAGGTCGTTATAGGCTTCCCAATACTTGGCACCCTCGACCACCTCGAACTGGGAGAACTTGAGCAGGTCAGCGCAGACGGCTTTGAGCTCCTGGCGCATGTCGGCGCGGGACTGGTAGCCGGAGTGCAGGGCACGTTCCATCATGTCGGTCATGGAAGGCGTCAGCACCGGGGCAGGGGAGGCGGCCACACCCTTGAGACTCAACCGCTCAGTGGCCTTGTCAAAGACCCGTGCAGGGGCAGGGGAGGCGGCAGACTGCTGGCGCTCGGCTTTGTCATAGAGGCGCTCAGTCACCTTGTCGAAGCGGGTGAGGGGAGCGAACCCGACAGGGCGCTTCCACAGATAGCGCAGGCCCTCGACCGGCTGGGCGGCAAAGGCAGCCTGAATGGCCTTGCTCTGGGTCTCGAAGCGCGGGATGGCCTTGAGCAAGGCGCCTTGCTTGGCCAGCTCGGTCATCTGGCGCAGTTCGGTCGGCGCCCAGGTAAACGACAGATAGTCGATCAGGGTTTTGTTGCCGATAACGCTATTTATCGGCATCACGGCGTTATGACCAGTCATCGAAAAACACTCCCTGGTCATAGAAGCCTTGCCATGTGTCCTCGGTCACCTCGACCAGCTCAAAGGCGGTGTCGGGGTACGTCATGGACAGATAGATCCGCATCTCGTGCAGGTCGCGGAACATCTCGACCTGACCGGCCACACAAGCGGAGACATCGCCGGTGGGCTCTGCTTGCCAGTAGACCTTGCGCTCGGTGAGCGCGGGCAGATCCTGGTTTTGTGGGCTACAGTAGGTCATGGCTCATGCAATCAAATGGTTGGTTGATTGCATTCAACCATGTGATCAGTTGAATTGAAACAAGGTGCTTTTCGTCAAAATCGGTATGATGGTTCCATTGTCGAACTACTCAGGAGACAGAAACATGGACTCGAAAACGCTCATTCAGGCCTACATGAGGGCCAAAAAGTACAGCCAGTTTCAGGAAGTCGCCGCAGACCTGGGATTTACAACGTCCTACATCTCAGCCGTGAACAAAGGTAAGTCGCAACTCACTGATGCCACTGCAAAAAAGCTGGCTGAGGAAATTGGCCTGGATGCCAAAGAAGTGCTGTTAAGTCTGGCTGCTGCCAGAGAGACGGATCCCGAGTTGAAACGAGCTTGGTACGACATCCTGGCGAAGTACACCAAAGGAGCCGGCACGGCTGTAGCCCTTGCGGCAGCGGTGTTTCTGGCCCCTAGCCACGGGCATGACCTAACCGCGCATAATGTATATTATGTTAAATGA